AAGGCGGCATCCTGATCAGCCCCGGCGCCACCGAAGCACGCTTCGAGAATGACGCCAGCAACAACGTCACCGCCTACTACATGCTGGTGCTGAGCGAGGGCCAGCTCGACAGCATCCCGGTGAAGGATGTCTTTCAGCGTGCCTGCCGCGTTGGCGCACACACGCAGACCTACAACCGCAGGGCTGGCACCTGGGCACCCGGCAACTTCCTGGTGCAGCGTGCCGGTAAGGATTTGCCCGAGGCACCATTCTTCTGCGGCACCGTTGGCAGCTATCCGGGCATCAGCACGCTCAGCTTCAACGTCACCATCCCGGACGGTTTCGATCAGTACAACCGCCAGGTGCATCTGTTCATCCGTGGTGGCATGGCCGTCACTCGGATCTACGACAGCGTGACCGGCCCTAGCGACAACTTCGCGGACCTGGTGAAGTGGCTGCTGGTCAATACCAGCAGGGTGCCAGCGGCGATGATCGACAACACCGCACTGCTGGCAGCAGCCACGTTCCTTGAGGTGAACGGCTTCACCTGCAACCTTGAGATCCGCGAAAGCACCAACTACTCCGACCTTGCCGCCAGGCTGGCGCCCTACTTCCTACTGGCTGAGAGCAGCGCAGGCGGCAAGCGCGGACTGAGGCCACTGCTGCCAGTGACTGCCGGCGGTGCAATCAAGACCACGGCGATCACGGCGGAATACACCTTCACCGAAGGCACGGTGCTGCCCGGCACGTTGGAGATCAACTACCTGTCACTGGCGGACCGGCAGCCGTTCGTGGCGCAGGTGATCTGGCGTCAGCAGCTGGAGAGCGACATCGGCATCATCCGCACCGCTGAGGTGCGTTACAGCGGCACCGCCGAAACCGGGCCGTATGAGTCGCATGATCTCTCGACGTTCTGCACCAGCGAGGATCACGCCGTTAAGGTTGGCGCTTACATCCTTGCCAAGCGGCTTTACACCACGCACACCATCCGGTTCGCAGCACGGCCGCAGGAGCACAACACGCTCATCAGCGCTGGCGACATCATCCGCGTGCAGCTGGCGCGTGACAACACCACCTACGCCAACTCAGTGCATGATTATCTCTATCAGGTAGAGCGGATCACCAAGACACTGGCGGGTGATGTGAGCTATGAGGCCACGCACTTCCCGATCGACGACCAAGGCCGCAGCCTGATCGCATTGGATGTGGCTGCTGCTGTCGGCACCGGCATCATCCTGCCAAGTGGCCGCACCGGCGTGAGCTGCGACGTGAACTCCAGCAGCGATAACACCATCCCGGCTGAGACGTTTACAGCGGCTGATGGTGATGACCCACTGGAGCTATCACCAAGTGGCGGCGGTCTGGGCTTCAACGATTCAGCGCCGACTGGCGACACCGGCAACACTGACGATGGGTTGGATGTTCCTGCATTCCAAATGCAAGCATTCCCATTATCAATTGCACCACCGGCCGGATCAATCATTGTGCCAGTTGCCGGGCCATGCGGTGCATCCGGGGTGGCTGTTGTTAATTGGTACGAGAATGGAGTGCTAGTAGCAACCGTTGACTACACAGGCGGCACTCCTGTTTATACGGTCCCTGTAGCCGTTAACAACCCGATCGGATTCTTCCCTGCATCTACTCTTGGGCCAAATTCGGTCGTCTTACAAGTAGGTGCTGGGCCAACGATAACATCAGAACTTACCTGCAACAACGGCATCCAAGTCGTTAGCAGCGCCACTGTTGGCCCTGGCATTGTCAGCCAGAACTACACCTTCTCTGTACTTATTGCCGGCGTCTGGGAATTTAGCTCCTACACCAGCTATACCTATCCACCATACATAGGAGATTTTCTTGGTGTGCCTGCTGCTTATGCCTATGATCTAGCATTTGGCGGATGGTTTGTAGCCAGGCAAGCTAGCAACATCACAGCCGTGCGGATTGAGCAGATTGTTTAGTCATGGCTACCTTCCCTTCCCTAACGCCAGCAACCCGCGCCTTCACGCCAGGCGAGTATCCGCACACGCCGTTCACCACCTACAACGGCCTGCAGAATCGTGTGCGCCACAGCAACGTGATGCTCAGCAGCTCAGTGCGGCTGAGCTTCATCGCCCTGGCTGAAGCTGACATGCTCAGCATCCTCAGCCACTATCAAGGCCAGTTCGGCAGCTTTGAAAGCTTCACGCTGCCGTCCAGCATCTGGAGCGGCGTCACCACCATCAGCGACTACGAGCTGACGGATTACCGCTGGCGTTACACGGACCCCCCAACCGTAGACGACGTTTACTGCGGACGGTACAACGTCGAGCTGGCACTTGAAACCGTGCCGCCTGATGGCGCATTTGCCAGCGGCATTGAGCTGTTTGCTCGCTGCACACTCGCCGGCGGTGCCGCCGCCGCTGCCAATGGCCTGCAGCAGACGATCACGCTGACGCTAGACGCCGAGGGCTTTGTTGTTCCCGGCCTGGATGAGTCGATCACTGCCAGCATCGGCGCTGCCAACGGCATCATTGCCAGCGTTGCATTCTCCCTAGACGCAGGCACTGCTGGAGTCAATGGTGATGCGGTCGGCCTTGACGAGAGCATCACGCTATCCTTGGCAGGTGGCACAGCAACCGGCGGCACGGCAGCTAGCGATTACTTTGGCGACATGAGCGTGCAGCTGTTCGGCTGGGAATCGCTAGCCTATGTTGAATGGTGGGGCAACTAATCCATGGCAGCGCCGAACCTCAAGAGTCCTACGACGATCACCGGCAAGTCGGTGGGCTATGCCGTCACCACCTCGATGGCCGCAGCGCTGAGCAATGGCGCCAGCAGCGGCAAGGTGCTGAAGATCAACAGCGTCTACTGCGCCAACGTGGACGGCACCGCAGCAGCTGACATCAGCCTGGAGCACTACGACGGCACCACGGGTTTTGCTATCGGCAAAACGATCACCGTGCCAGCCGACGCCACGCAGGTGCTGGTCACCCGCGAGGCGTACATCTACCTGGAGGAAGGCCACAGCCTCCGCGCACAGGCCAGCGCCACCGGCGACCTGGAGCTGGTCATCAGCTACGAGGACATCAGCTGATGTTGCCCTTTAACTCACCTACCCAGGATTGATCCATGGCCGTCACTAAGCAGACCTACACCGCAACGGCGACACTGACCGCCGCGACTTTCTTTACGCAGCTTCGATCGGCGTTTATTGACGCGGGGTTGATGACCGAGTGGTACGACAATTTCACAAACACGATTGAGAACCGTGTGCTGGAAATCACCAATGCCGCCGGGACGTATGGCAAGACGTACTACTGGTTCATGGTCGGCACCAGCGGCAACCTGTTCTATCACGTGGCAACCGGCTGGAACACAGGATCTGACATACCATCCGGCACTCAATATCTTGACTTTTTTACAACAGCAACAAACGGTACAGGCAATCACAAGCAAGTAGCAACATTTAGCTTTAGCACTGACGTTAAGGTCACTCGATACACCAGTGGCGATGTTAATTTCTTTGTTATCTCACAAGGCGCAACTTATTCCTGCTTTACCATCGTAAAAGGTAGTGGATCTTTCCAGCCTTGGGTTGACTTCAGCAAAGGTTTTCTGAACCTGTTATACGAGGTAAGCCCTGCTACTAGCGGCGCGTGGGGACAGATCTGTTTTGCTCGTTTTTGCTCGCTACGCAGGGAGCTAGGACGAGGCACTGCCCTGAACGGAGCAACTACGGGGTCTCATTACACGGGGACGACTAGCCCTTCTACGCAAGGCGCAGAATATGCGTATTGCGGCTTAGGCAATATCAGCAACAACTGGCAGGGCAACATGGGAGCTACTACTACAACGCGGAGCGCCATTATCTTACCCATTGGCTTCAACGGCACCAACGGCGCGTATTCAACAAACTCAAGCCCTGTATTCCACAGCCTGCCTTACTCGCAGTGGATTACTACAACAATGGGCAGTGATTTTGGGATCACCATGCTTTACACCGCCAACACGTTAGGCATCTACGACACCATCACCGTCTCCGCTGGCACCGAAGTTTGGGAAGTGATGGCATTTGCAAATAACGCAACGATCACCACGGGCGCTACTCCTGTGATGTTGGCCCGCACCACCTAACCCATGGCCAATTTCAACCAAACACCATCGGGGCAAACGTCGATTGATTTGGTCCTGCCAAGCCTTGCCTTTGGCGTCAACGGCACCGGCACATGGGACCAGCCAAACTACGCATGGGGCGGCGGCAGCACAGTGACCTTGACCCTGGGCGGCGCCGGCACCACCACAAACCTGCTCACCCCCGCTGCGCTACTCGGTAAAAACGCATCTGTATCGACCTCGGGCGCAAGCGGAATGTGGACCCTGCGCGACCAACTCGCAGCCAAGCGTGCCAGCGCATGGCCAACACCACCGGCCTAGACTGATCTCAACGCAAGTACATCATGGCTTCCCTGATCTACAACTCAGCCGTTGACGACATGGCCCGTGGTGCCATCGACTTCGACACTGACACCTTCAAGGTGATGCTGGTCACCAGCAGCTATACGCCAAACAAGGACACGCACGACAAGCGTGACGATGTCACCAACGAAGTCAGCGGCACCGGCTACACCGCTGGCGGCGTCACCAGCGCCTGCACCGTCACCAAGGACACCGCCAACGATCGCGTCACGCTCAGCTTTGCCGCTGTGAACTGGGCCACCAGCACCATCACCGCCAGGGCCGCTGTGATCTACAAGTCGCGCGGCGGCGCGGCATCTAGCGATGAGCTGGTCTGCTACGTCGATTTCGGCGGTGATGTCAGCAGCAGCTCTGCAACCTTCAGCCTGGGCAGCAGCACCATCACGCTGCAGAACTGATGGCCACCTTCCCGGCACTGGAGCCGGCCACACGCCGCTACAGCATGGGCACCTTCCCCGTCACCGAAGAGAAGGGCTTCGGTGGTGGCAGCGTCCGTTTCCGGCATGGCACCACCGCCTACAGCCACATCCTTGAACTGAGCTTCGCTGCGCTGACGCAGGCACAGGCCAAGTTGCTGCGCGATCACTACCGCGCGCAGCAGGGCGGCTACATCGCATTTCCGCTCAGCACTGAAGCCTGGGCCGGGCACACCAGCTTCACCGACCTGGTGCCAACCTCCACGCACTGGCGTTACGCCGCACAGCCGCAGGAAGACCACCTATCCGCCGGCTATGTGAACGTCTCAATCAGCCTGATCAGCGTGCCAGCTGTGATTGCTGCAGCATCTTCTGGTCTGGCCTCCACAGTCACTTGTACCCTGGCGGGCGGCGCAGCATCGAGTAGCTAACCTGAGATAGCGATTCACGCCAGCTATGGCACCCACACCAGAAGACATCACCAGCATTGCCATAGCGCTGCTGGCTGGCTCTGAACTGCTGGCAATCGTGCCTGGCGTTCGTGCTAACAGCTGGACCCAGCTGATCCTCGGCGCATTGCGTGGCATTGCATCCCGCAAGCGGTGACTGAGCCAACGCACGGCGAGATCCTCCGCGCCATCGGCGTGTTGGAGGGCCAGCTCAAGCAGCTGCTGGATGCCGCCATCTCCGACAAGACTGAGCGGAGCGGATTGGGCGTCCGCGTTGGCCGACTGGAGACGCGCATGGCGCAGGTGGTGATCCTTGCCGTGGTTGCCGCCATGCTCAGTCCTGTCATTTGGTCCGAGATCAAGAGCGCATTCAGCTATCGGCAGTCAGTGCCGCAGCACCTGCAAAGACCATGACGCAGCTCAGGCTGGTTGATCTGTTCCGCTACTTCAAGGGGTTGCCGCATCAGTTGGCGGCGATCAGCGAGCTGGAAGCTGCCATCGGTCCGCGCCTTCTGAGCCGCGATCAGCCATGGTTCAAGACATGGAGCACGGCCGGTGTGCAGACCGACCTTGCTGATGCGATTCAGATCATCAAGGAGTTTGAAGGCTGTCACCTCAGCGCCTACCCTGATCCGCTGAGCGGCGGCGATCCGTGGACGATTGGTTACGGCACCACGCGATTCCCGAATGGCAGCGCCGTGCAGCGCGGTGACAAGATCAATGTCATCGAAGCTGACATGCTGCTCCGCTTGGAAGTGGACCGCATTGCAGAACGCCTGCGTGCGATCCCGCATTGGGCAAGCATGGCCGATCCGCAGCGCTGCGCGTTGATCAGCTTTGCCTACAACCTCGGTACTGGGTTCTACGGCAGCGCTGGGTTTGACACCATCAGCGCAGCGTTGCACGATAAGGACTGGAACGCCGTGCCAGCTGCGTTGCTGCTCTACCGCAACCCTGGCACTGCCGTTGAGGCTGGTTTACTGCGGCGCCGGAAAGCCGAAGGCGCACTGTGGCAGAAGGGCACACCGCAACTGCAACAGCAGGGCATCCTGCTACGTGTGCCTTACGAGGCGCAGAACGATAATGCCAGCGGCACCGGCTACCGCGAATGTTTCAGCAGTAGCGCTGCCATGGTGGCACGGTTCTTCAGCAACAAAGTAACCAACGACGACGCCTATAACAAGATCCGCGCCACCTACGGCGACACCACCAACGCGCAAGCGCAGATCAAGGCGCTGCAATCCTTAGGACTTACAGCGCGGCTGCGCACCAACTGCAACTCTGCCGTGATCGACACCGAGCTGAAGGCAGGGCGCCCCGTGATGGTGGGCTGGCTTCATAAAGGACCTGTCGGCGCACCAACCGGTGGCGGCCATTGGTCCGTGGTCATCGGAGCAACCAGCGGTGCCTACATCCACAATGATCCGAACGGCGAGGCCGACATGGTGAACGGCGGCTACGTCAACCACACCAAAGGCGCAGGCATCGCCTACAGCCGCAAGAACTGGCTGCGCCGCTGGGAGGTTGATGGCCCTGGTACCGGCTGGGCCATGCTTGTCAGCCACGCCCCTTAGGCTAAGTACACATGGAGCCTCGTCTTGTGACTATCACATCTATACGCAAGACACCAGAGCTCCTAGAGCTGCGCATTCCTTACACAACCTTTACCGAAACAGCAACATTCCTGCTGCTTAGTGACATCCACTTAGACAACCCTAAGTGTGACCGTAAGCTGCTGAGCAAGCATCTCGACGAGTGCCGTGCGCAGAATGGCCACGTCCTTATGTTCGGAGATGTACTCTGCCTGATGCAAGGTAAGAAGGACCGCAGAGCAAGTAAGGGCGACATTCGCCCTGAACACTTAGGCGGCAACTATTTCGACCTTGTATTCAGTGAGGCGGCCGAGTTTTTCAAGCCATGGCAGGACATCATCCTTATGGCAGGCGATGGCAACCATGAAACTGCCGTAAGCAACAACCAGGAGATTGACCCCCTGGAGAATGTTGTGCGGCTGATGCGCAACACCGGCAGCAACATTGAGCACATGGGCTATCAGGGCTGGCTCAGGTTCAGCTTTACGCAGGACAACAACAGCAAGACCAGGCGCTGCATGTTGTTCTTCCATCACGGCGCCTGGGGCGGCATCATCACCAAAGGCACCATGGGCGGCGGTCGCTATGCCTCGATCGCTCCAGATGCTGATGTCTTGGTCAATGGCCACAACCATGAGCGCAGTGTCGTCGCACATTCCTGCTACCGCGTCGATCAAAACGGTCGCGCATGGGTGGAGCAGCGCTGGCACGTTCAGTGCGGCACCTACAAGGAAGAGTTTGGAGGAACCGGCGGCTGGGCGGTGGAGCGTATTGTGATGCCCAAGTCACTCGGCGGAATCTGGCTTACGCTACGACCACGCAGACGCGGAGGTGTTGAGATCACTTGCACTCCGACGACATGAGGCAGTACGTCCTAGAGATCGAGTACACCATCGTCGTCGAAAGCGAAGACGACGATCCCGAAACTGTTAGCGATGATTTCGTTTCTCGCCTAACAGAATTGGCACCATCTAACGATCATATCCTTGGTCTCTCGGTTAACGTCCTACCCATTCCTGAGTTGCGTGGATCATCAGATTGATGGCACATCTCTCGTTCCCAAGCGCTCCGCAAAGCAACGGTTCAGGCAGCAAATCTTTGAGGCATGGCAGCACTGCTGCGCCTACTGCGATGCCGCGGCCGACACCTTGGATCATGTCAAGCCACGCCACAAAGGTGGCAACACCGTCGTGAATAATCTGGTGCCAGCCTGCCGCGAATGCAACCGCAGCAAAGGCAGTGAACACTGGCGGCAATGGTTCAAGCTGCAGTCATCATGGACGGATGAACGGCAATCTAAGATTGAAGCATGGACTGAAGACGTGGCATCATGACATGGGGTGACTGGATGATGGTCAAATTGACTATTGAGGAAGAACTGCGAATTGAATCGCAATCACGTAGCGCATTGATTCATCCAAGCGAAAAGGATGTGCGATCATTGTGTGCTTCACTAATCAAGCAGAATGCTTACTACACGCGACTCATCCAGCAAGCAACTGGTCACATCGCGCATCTTGAAACATCAGCGTTTCTCGGTGAGCATCAAACGAAGCCGCCGCATCGACCGATCATGGATCTGGCCAACCGCGCTGCGCGTTATGCCAAGCTCCTCAGCAATCTTGCCTTGCGTCTTTTTAGGCGCTCCTAATCCGTGGTAGCTGGCGACAATATCACGATCCCGGTCAGCAAGGAATGATAACGCCAGCTCTAGTTGCTCGGCGTATTCCACGGACAGCGAATCGTCGTAAGACTGATGCTCGTCAACGATCATGTCAACCAATGGCGAGCCGTCATCCCTGACCAGTTGATCTAGGCTGCTGTGCGGTACGTTTCGCATGATGTGCGATTGCAGCTCGTGCTGACTCATCTCCATTCGCTCAGCGCATTCTGCTGTTGACATCGGCCTGCCATGTTGCTGCAGATGCTCGCGTTGCATTTTGGCAATCTTGTACGTGGCATCCAGTACATGCTGCGGCACGCGGATCAAGCGCTCCTTGGTATCAATCGCGCGTGTAATCGACTGACGGATCCACCAGTAGCCGTAGGTGGAAAACTTGTAGCCCTTGGTACCATCAAACAATTCAACAGCGCGATTCAAACCGATGGCGCCTTCCTGGATCAGGTCCATCAGTTCAAGACCGTTGGACTTCAGCCTGGTCACGTAGTTCTTGGCGATGTGAACCACCAGCCGCAGGTTGCAGTTCATCATGGTTTCACGCGCTCGCTGGCCACGTTTGATTTCACGCAGCTCAGCTTTGGTGCGTTCGCCTTCCATGGCTTGCAGTTCAATCATCCGTCGCACCTGGCGGGATAGCTGGATCTCCTGCTCGCCAGTCAATAGCGGAAATCGACCGATCTCGGTCAGGTAATCCTTAATGCTGTCAGTGCTCATGGTTCAGGTTGTTGAGAGGCATCTTGATCGCCAAGACTGGCAAGCCATGATTCAAGTGATTCTCTCATGGGCAAGCTTTTCGGCAGCTTGAGGAAGCGACGAAGGTCAGCAATGTCACGCACAAACACACTGGCGCCACCTGAATAGGCGATGAAATACCGGCCGTTGTGGTCACGGCTGGTTTCAATGAACTGATGCTGGCTGAGCCGCAAGGCGTCGCGTTTCACGGCTTACCCTCCACCCCAGGCACCGGCTCGATAGTTGTTACGCAGTGCCGCTCAATGATCAACTTGTGGGGGCCATGTCGCGAGTAGGTCTGCAGGTAGCGATTGCCTTCTCGTTGAACATCATCCAAGCTGTTGGCAGATCCACCGGCCTGCCACTCACCATCGGCATCATGCAGTTCCCAGGCGTAGTGAATGTCCTCCTGCTTAGGCACCGGCTCGATGGCGGGGCGGCCCCAGCGGGCTAAGACGGCGCGGGCGAAGTCCAACTCTCTTTTGTACTCTTCGACTTGGTAACAAGGTGTTGCTACTCGGTAGATGCGCAACAGCTCCTCATCACTCGGCCCCTGCGGCTCGGGCTGGGCCAGTGCGGCGCGGGCTTCAGCCGCCAACGCATGAGTTGCGCGGCGATCATCCATCAGAAGCTGTCGGTAGTGATCCAGTTCGTCAGCCATGCGGGCGCACAGGGCTCGCCAGTCGGTGGTGGTGGGTTCAGTCATTTCTTCACCTCATTAAGCTTCAGGTAGTTGTACTCGATAGCGCACTGTTTGGGTCGCTCGGTGCAGTAGATGATTCCGGCGTTTCTGCCACGTTCGATGTTACCTTCTTCTGACAGAACTGCGCCGATAGTCATTAACATTCCCGAAATCGCAATGACGGCAAAGCCTGTCATAATTCCGGCAAATATTGTTTCCCCCTCTGAACCCATCATTCCCCACCCTCCAGCTCGGCGGCGATGGCGAGGAGTTCTTGCCTCACATCATTTGCTTTTGAAAACAATGCCCACGCATAACCAAAGTCAATGGTCGGTCCGATTGATTCTTCTGTTGGTTCTGGTTTCCACGGCACCACCTGATCAGCAGCAGCTCGCAGGGCGGCGGCTACGGAGCGTTCTTCATGGCAAAAACTTCCCTTACTCCATTCGCTTTCCCAGGCATTCAGCACCGCCTGCGCTGCGGGGGAGAGAGGTTGGTCAGTCATTTGGCAGGGCCTCCAGTGCGCGGCGGATGGTATCAGCAACCTTTTTATATTTCTCGTAGAATGTAGTTCCACTATATTCGTCAAGGACAATGCCAGCTATAGTGTCAAATCCCTTGAGTGCTTCTTCCTTCAAGCTCGGCGGCTTGGGGCGGCGGGCGATGCGGAGTGAGTCGCCACATTCGGTGTGAACATAGCTTTTCACCCACTCACAGCACGCCTCCAGCTCCTGGTCGGCGCCTGCTTGAAATGCCTGGATCAACAGAACATCAGGATGTTCTTCTTCATCGAACCATTTGTCTTCCCACTTCTTTAGTTGATCAGAAGGTGGGGTGATCGAATCAGTCACAACAGCACCTCAGCGTGAAACAGAGCGCCAGAGTCATTAACGCCAGCCAGGGATGATTGCCGATCGCCAGGCAGGCAGTCGCCATCATCAGCAGCCAGATCAGGTAGCCCATCAGAACACGTCCTCTTCAACCTTGACGCGTGGCAGGAACTCAAACCGTTGCACGCTCAGCACATGCTTGCGGCGTTTGGTGCCACTGTCCTTGTCCTGCCATTCCTGCATTCGCAGGTTGCCAGATACAAAGATCGAATCACCTTTCTTCAGTTTATCCACGATGATCTCGGCGGTCTTGCCCCATGCTTCAACATCAATCGCATTGTTGATGTATTCGCCGTTCTTATCCTTACCTTCCTGAATGCCACCGCCGAAGTTGCAGACCATAGTGCCGCTTTCAAATGCTTTGAGCTGTGGATCGCTGATGATGCGAACAATGCCGGATGCGTAGAGGCTCATGGGTTGATTGGTGTGATGGAGTTGGATTCTTCAAAGGCCAGCACATCAGCCAGCGGGTACTGCACCCGTGGCGTGCCGGCTGGCGTAGCGAGGCGCGGCAGGGTCACATAGCGTGGCCCTGAGCCCCGCGCGCGCTGGCCTTTGATCGTGCTTGGCTTGACGCCCCAACGGGCGGCTAGCTGCTCAGTGGTCAGGTAAGGCTCAGTCATCATCAAATGCGTCCAAGTCAGCTGGTACGGTCAGCTCAGCCTCGCGGCTGAGTGCCAGCTGCATCAACTGATCATTCTGCTCATCGCTTAGTTCACCCTTGCGGGCCTCCATGCGTGTGGTCACCTTGGCTAGGTCGTCCATGGTCTTGGCCTTGGCGATGGCAGCCTTGCCAGCTGCAAACAGCTTGGCATCGCCGGCAGGCAGTGCAGGCGCTGCAGTAACCGTGACAGGTTGCACTTCGACCTGCTCCATCTCGTCGGTGCTGTAGACGCCGCTGAGGTTGGCGGGGAATGCCTTGCGCAGTGCCAGCGCTTCAGAGCACTTGGCGATCATCGCGGCTGGCATCTTGCTCCACAGGCCCTGGCCGGCGTTGTAATCCGCGAAGCGCGCCACGCCGGTGAATGGATGCGATGAACCCTTGCGCCAGATCGTGGTCTTGGCTGCAGCTGGTGGTTTGGCGCTGAGCCACACGTCCGACCACTGGCCATCATCACCGCACCATTCGGTGTGGCTGCCGTCCAGCTCGCCGGTGCGCTCAGCAATGGCGCGCAAGCCGTCAATGCCGGCCTGAATGGTCATCTTGCCGCCGCGCTTGATGGCGTAGATCTGCTTTGAAAACGGGTCCAAGCCAGTCCGCTGGCAGGCGTAGGCGAAGAGGCGCAGCTCATCGCTGCTGCAGCCGGGCGCGATGGTGGTAGCGATCAGCTGCGTCTGCTCTGGTGTCCAGAGCGCAAGGGAGCTAGAAGTCATCGGATGTGATGGTGTCAGAGGTCTGCAGTGCCCACCGCGGCAGGCTGATGGTCTGCGTGCTGTAGCCGGGCCATTCGCTGATCGCGCGGCAGTCTGCGATGGTGTCCAGGTTTTGCCGCCGCAGCACGATGGCATGATCCATGGCGTCGTTGTCGAGCTCGTAGACGCCGACACAGAACGGGTAGGTCTTCTCCACTGCGATGAACACAAACCGCCGCGCGAAGGTGCCGGCCTGGTAGTGGTCGGCCTGCACGTGATACCGCCAGTGCGCCACCGACCTAGCAAAGCCGGCAGGGCTGGCATCCGTGCAGGTCTTGAGATCTACCAGCGTGTCATTGGTCATCCAATCCGGGCGGCACTTGCAGCGCAGACCGCTGATCGTGTCATCCCACCAGAAGGACTGCTCAGCCTTGCCGGTCTTGAGCAGCGCAGCAGCATCAGGGTGACTGCGCACGCTGGCGCTCATGGCCATGGCCTGCTCCATGTCGGCTGCTGACACCGGCTCGATACCGGCGGCCTCCATGTCAGCAGCAGCGGCCTTGCCTTCCTTGGTGCGGCGATCGGGCGCAATGCCGTAGCGCGCACTCAGCTCGTCAGGCTCAAGCACCGCGCAATGCACAAGGGTGCCGAGCCGCATGGCTGCAGTGGGCGGCACCACCGGGCGGTTCGGATCGATAAACCGCTTCCAGTAGTGATAGGGGCTGGCGGCAACTGCGTGCAGGTGGCTGGCGCTGATCGCCGGGTCAGCATGGTATTCGGCGTTGCTGGTCATGCGTTACCTCGCGCCTGGCGGTGGAGGAACGTCTGCGGGCCGTAGCACTGCTGCAGCTCCGGGAATGCCAGCAGCAGGCGCTGGCGGTTGTTGGGATCGGCAGCAATGCCGGCTTCAGCAAGGCGCCGCATGAAGCCACCGCCGTATGCGATGGCAGCCTGCAGCGTCCAGTAGGAATCAGATGAGGTCATTTGCGGATGTAGGACTGCGTGCCGGAATGAGTGGTGGGTGGGACGTCGGCGGCGTGAATGCCAATGAATGCAGCAGTGGCCGCGGCGATCAGGAAGCAGATGGCGTTGCTCATGCCAGCACCTTGCGGACGGCGTAACGGCTGCAGCACA